TTAAAAAAGTAGAAGAGAGTATTGAAAAGGCGGAGGGGCCAAAAGAGAAACGCAAGGCGGTCAACGAAGCAATAGAAAAACTAAAAGAATTGAGACTCTTTGATGCAGCCACCTTAAATAAATTCTTAAAAATTAATCAAGGATTCTCGAGCCCGAGCGGCAGGATGACCCAAACAAATGAGCGGTCAAGATTTGGACAACTCAAATTAAAATCACTAACCGATTTGCCTGACGAATTAATAGCGAAAAGAAAAGCTCTTATTGAGAAACATACGGTCAACAAAACTAAAGCCAAAGGTAGACAACGAGGAATAAGAAGAGCCAATACCAAATTTGAGAGAATGCTGGAGAGGGTCGGGCCGAAAGGCATAGAGAAGATGCGCGGCGGGGAATTCGTGGATGCGGTTATAAAAAATCTTGAGGACAAGAAAGACAAACGTCAAGATGTAACAACCCAAGCAGAGTTAAACAAGGCACTAGAGTCCTATGCAATGACCATTGCAAACTCGGAATTAACCGAAGAAGAAAGGGCTGAACAAGTTAAAAAACTTAAAAAAAGTTGGAGCGAGATAAGCGACAACGCGAAAGACACAACCAAGGCCCTACGGGCCCTCGCAGGAGTAGCCGACAAACTCGGCTACGAAAGAGCGAAGGCGCTCTACAAAGACGGCAAGGCCGGTAGCAGCGACATAGCAAGGGCGGGGTTAACCCTGAGGACAGGTAAAATAAACCGAGGAGAGAAATTAAACAGGAAAGACTGGACTCAAAATCTCGAAGACACAATGCGTTACGACTCCAAGGACATCCAAACTGGTGTTCATGCAGCGCAAGAACAAATGGCAAAATCAGCTAGAGACCAGATTTTCGGGCAGGTTTTCACATCCCCACTAACCGAAGAGGAAAAAGTAACAACGGCCGAGAAACTAAAAGCCAAGTGGGAGGAGTTGATCGAAACTTCAACAGATACAACATTATCTTTACGCAAACTTGCTACTTTCGCCAAGAAACTCGCATATGAAAATGCAAAGAAACTTTACGAGGAGGGCAAAATAAGGAGCGGTGATCTGGCGAACGCAGGGGTGAAGGCACGGATGGTTAGAATAGATGCTGGAGAGAAGTTGGGCGGGGGAGACTGGCGTGAAAATTTCAAAGATGAAATGCGTATCGACCCCAAGGACATCCAAGCTGGTGTTCTTTCCGGACAGGGCCAAATGGCAAGGCAGGCCAAGGAGCAAATGTTCGGTGAGATTTACGCATCCGAACTAACTGAAAAAGACAAGATACTCGCAGCCGAAGAATTGAGGGCCAAATGGGTAGAGTTGAGCAAAACCTCAACAGATACAGCACTATCTTTACGAGAACTTGGCGGTTTCGCTGAGAAACTTTCATATGGAAGGGCGAAGGAGCTTTACGGGGAGGGTAAACTAAGAAACCAAGGCATAAGACAGGCTGGTGAAGTTTATAGAAGAGGTAGAATAAACAGGGGGGAGGGTCTAAGCGGAACAGACATGTGGCAAAACGCACAAGATCAAATGCGCTACGATTCTAAAGATATGTATGATGACATATTGACGTCGCAAACCCAAATGCTAAACCAATTTAGAACGGGCGTATCTGATGCACTTTTCGAAGGCATAAAAGGCGCGAAAGATATGAAGTCCGCTTTTAGTGAAGTGTTTCAGGCTATCGCTGACACCGCGCTGAAGAGTACGCTCGATATGGCCATCAATGGTATGATGAATGCTTTATTTACTGGACTACCCAAGGGGTGGAACAAGGGCGGTGCAGTTGAAGGATTTGCTCGCGGGGGGATGGTTCGTGGGGGTTCCGGCGTTAGGGACGATGTTCCGGCAATGTTACAAAAGGGAGAATTTGTAGTACGTAAAAGTTCTGTACGAAAATATGGATCGCCATTTTTTCAAGGGCTGAATAAAGGCGGTGCTGCAGATTCGAGCATGAACATCAAGAAAAGACGTATTGAACCTCAAGTTGGCCTGAAGGATATGCCTCAGGAAATGCCGGCTAGTTTAATAGCGGCCGCGTATGGAGCATCAATGAGCAAAAAACAGAGGTCCGGCCCAAAACAAAAACTTAAAATACAAAGATTCGCAGGTGGCGGCGTAGTCGCTGAAGCCTCGGGTTGGGGGCTGGCAGGTAAGGAAGAATTAAAAAGGCTCGTTGACGAAGGACATGTGACTTCCAAGGCTGCTGAAAATGCAGACCCAGAATCATTTGTGACTTCAAGGAAAGAGCTTGAAAATGACATGGCCAACATGTTGTTGAAAAATACATATACTGTTGACCACAGAACAAGGCCCACGAAGGGCGAATTTAATGTGGACGTAAGAAAAGACCCGAACGATCCGAATGAAATAGGTTTGTCTGCGCTAGCTCTTACTGACCCGGACAACCCACACAATGCCTTTAAATTTGGTAAACAAGACGCACTCCTGAATTACCTCGAGGCAAAAGAGGAGCATAGAAAAGCATATGAAGAACAACTAAAGAATTTCCACGATCAGAAGAAAAAGAACATAAAAGGTGCATTTATTTCAACCGGCATCAGTATCGCAACCTCTATGGCTGCTGAGGGTCTTATGAATTGGGCAAATGCCGCCGAGGCTAACAGGGCACAGGGTATAATGGGTGACGTAACTGATCCTGAAACCGGACGAATTAATAAGGAAGCAATGGCCTCGTTACCAGCCAAAAGCAAAAGACGCCTTGAAAGGGCATATGGCCCCGGTGGGGCATTACAACATGAGAGGGGGGCAAAAGCTTTCCATAGGGCGTTAAGAACCCAGCGAGAAAATAAAGTTGACGGCTTTAAGATGAGCAAGAGGTTGAAGAAATTTAAATACACCCAACGGCCCGTAACCGACAACCCATTCATGCAGGGTATGAAACAGTGGTGGAGTCCGACGGCAAGAAGTTACGGCGGGCCGGGGGCTGCTAGTCCATTCACGGGCGGCGGCAAAGCTCCCAAAATAATGAATAATCGCAACAATATACAGTTCCGAGGCGATCGGGGGGATAACGAAAGATGGGCTGATCATGCCTTCGGTGGCGCAAATATTCGTGGCGGTGGCGCAAATATTCGTGGCGGCGGTACAGGTGGCCTCGCAGCAACAGCGCGGGCTATGGGCTGGGACCACAGAATTCCGGGTCACGCGATGGGCGGAGCAATAAGAAATGCCGCGACTGTGGGTAGTGACAATGTACCCGCCATGCTCACTGGCGGTGAGTATGTAGTCAACAGAAGAACGGTAGACAAGTACGGCCAAGACTTCTTTGAAAGGCTAAACGCCGGTTCGGTTAGGGGCTACGCAGAGGGCGGCTATGTTGGCGGCGTAACAAGAAATGCTATGGGTTCAGAGGACGCCGGCGGAACCGGATCCACGAACAACAACATTAACATCGTCGTTAACGTTGACCAAAATGGCAATACTGCAACCAGTGCCTCAAATAATTCTGATGGCAATGCGGCAGAAGAAGAGCGCGGCAAACAAATTGCTGAGATGGTAAATAACGCTGTTCTGTCAACGCTTATTAAAGAGAAGCGCCCCGGTGGACTTTTGTATCAGGGCAGTTAAAGTAAGCCTGCTTCCTTTTGCCAGTCGTGTACTTCTTTTGGATCCAGACCCATATTTGTTGTAATTTCCATAGTGTTTTCCGGAGGGAAACATACCCCGACAGCTTGAGAGCCACCGTCTTCTTGCGGCGAACTAATTGTTGCTATGGGCGTTTTATGATAACCGCAACCGGGGTCAGTTATTTCAATTTTTTCAACTGAACCATCTTTTATAAGAGCTACTGCTTTCGCGGGGAAGCCAATAAAAAAATTATTATCTGGAGCACTAATAGTAACTTCTGGCGGGGAAGTATAACCAGACCCCTTTTTTACTAAGGCTACATTAAAAATATTATTGAATGGATTATAGTATGTAAAATCTTCTTTTGTTTGAAGTTCTTTAAGTCTTAAATTATCTGGAACATCCCTTAAGAAATTCTTAAGCTTTGTTATATGCTCCTTACAATCCGAGCAGTCGTCTTCTATAGCTCTCATAAAGGGGATATCTAATTGTTCCAGTAGTTGGTTTCTTGTTTCTTTTATTGAATCTTCTTTACTGTCTATAATCGCAGATATTTCGTCGAGCTCTAGCTCGTCGTTCTTGCCTGCCTCGCAATAATTTTGGTAAAATTCAAGGCTGTGTGTTGCATTTTCTACGAAAAAGAATTTTTTAATTTTTCTGGAGCCAACAGAGGCAAGAGATTCTACGGCTTCTTTTTCAGTTTTGCTAGCGGCAAAGGAAGTTACGATCTTCTCTCCGTCTTCATAATAAACTATTAATATATTATTCATAATCTAAGCCTTAGCGAGCCCTACCGTCCATGTTGGGGGTGATGGTCTTGCCGCCTTGATCTTTGTCGTCGCCCTGAGTCAACATTCCAAAGAACCCCTCCTTTAGATAACTCATGTCTATAAGGTGCCCCAAGTGGACATCAAAATATTTTTTATTCCTTACTAAGTTGCCAAAACCCTGACCGAAACCAGCGGGGTGATGCTGTATGCCGCCGGGGCTGCTGCCATAATAACTATCATATCCACCGGGCTCTGTAGAATTGCCGTTCGCGTCTTTCCAAACAGGATTTCTGCTAATTAATTCCATCGTGTGTATATAGTATGCTTGGAAATTCTGTTGATCAACTGGATGAAGGTCTTCATATCCGTGATTGTTTATGTTCAGTCCAATAATTGCGTAATCATCAGAATCGGGGGCAAATTTGGTGTCAATCCATATTCTATATCTTCTGAAAGTTTCTTTATAATTGTCCATCTTCTCCCATTTTTTAATCCCGGCGCCGGGGTTGTTCATATCGTTATATACGGGTCTTATTCTACCGCCGCGATTGAGAGTCCTTGGTACCCACCCGCAATAGTAATTTGGGAAATATGCCGCAAGTTCCCCTGCGGGAACTCTCCCTAATCCATTTATTCCTCCGTCAGATGCCCACTTAACATTAAATGGGCCATAGGCACCACCCCAAGGGTCCTGAACACCCAAATATGAATGAATTGCAGAACAGGAGTACTGCGAAAAACCATTATATTTTTTATAACGGTCAGGCAAAGCTCCGTTACTGGCATTTTTAGTCATGTCGAGCGCCTCGACCCGATCAATTCCCTTGCCTACCCAGCGGCCATCTACTGTCATCCTCACCCAAACTTTGTATCCATCTCCAACTACGTCAATAATTTCAGTTCCTTTTTTAATGGTCGCTACATTACTAACGTGCATGTCAGTTACGTTTGGCTGGAGGAGAGGTTCCTGAGAAGGTTGAAGCGTTACGGCCCGCTGCTTGTCAAAAGAATCATAAAGGCTATACGCTATATATGCTGTTTCTGTGTTCCTTAGGTCATAGTCTTCGGGAGTTACTATAATTGTATTGTTGAATGGTTCAACTTTATGAATTTCAATAACCGCTTTTCCGGCCGATGCCCTATCGCTTGCTACTTTTGCCGAAGTTTTCCACTGTACGTCAGATGTAGTAAAGGGGTCTTTACTAATGTATACGTATGCGCCCTCTATGTCTGTGTATTTGTTTCTTCTGAAAAGAATTTTTACTTCTTTATCTATGGTTAAAGTCTGTTCTGTTATGATATTGCTGCTTGTGCCCAAGATAGGGTCAGTTATAGCAGGGTTAAATATTTCATATTTATCATAGCCGTTGGTATTGGTGTAGTTCGAATCTGAGGTCGAACTAAATGTCCCTCCTGCAGAACTATTATTATTATCATCGTGAGCTTCAACGACCACATCGAACTGTCTCCACGGGCCATTTTTTAAATTGCCCGCATTTCCGGTAAAGTCCAAGTCCCAACCATTAAGTGCAGTTGAACCTTCAGCATATAAATTTGAGTCTGGGTTGTAGTCTGTGGTTTCATATAGAATATTTGAACTTATAGATTGTTTGAAGGTCGGTTCCCTAACTGTAATTCTATAAGAGTAATTGGAAAGAGAAACTTGTTCAGAAGCGACTTCCGTTTCCCATTTAAATTTTAGATCAGTCTTAGTTGTTGTATATGACTGTTTATGTCCCGCCGGGTTATCTTGTTGGTCTGTATCATCCAGTTCTCTTAAGTTTTTTATCTTTACATCAAGGAGAGGTTGAACTTTAGAAATATTAATTTTTTTAACCGCGCTGCCCTGCGAGTGTACGCCAGCTATGTTAGAAGAAAATGCCCTAAAAATGTAATCTCCTTTTCCCGTGGGTAAATAAGTGTCGGTCCGCGTATCATGCGGTAAAACTGCAACTCTCCACCTCGCATCAGGGATAAGTTTATCGTCTGTTTGCTTTGCGTCTAAGTTTCCTTGGGAAATTAAGTAGGGGTAATTTCCTGTATAATCCCTTTTACTCCATTGCGAGGCCTGCTTTGTATAAACGTTATAATTAGACAAACCATTTAGATTATCTGGTTTTGTGATTTCATAATCAATTAATCTTGTGTTCGTCGTCACCACCCTTTCAGAAAGTATTATATCTTTCGGCGGATCTGGAATAACAGTTACTATGGCGTCATCAAAACTCAGGCCGGATTCGATTGCACTATATTTATTTTCTGAATATTCTAATCCCGCCACATTATAAAAACCGTCTTCAGTTTCTTCTGTTTTTATTACTCTAAATTTATTATCGGGAAGCACCCCGTCTTCTAGTTCGCTAGCGGTATAATCTGCGGAAGTTGGTTCTATCGTCCAAACAGAATTTTTATTGATAACGTGATCATCGTCATTAAAACCACTAAAAAGATTTACAACAGTATAGCCACTCAACTCGGGGTAATGCCCCGTATTACCATTATCATATGTATATGGGGCAACGCTAGGGCTGGCTGAATTTGAGCCGGTAAAAACATAATTTTGTATTTGCGTTCTTCTTATATCAGAATAGTCTCTGGAATCTAAATCGGTTACTTGCGTAGGGTCATAATTATACGTTGGCGTTAATAAGGTAAACTTATACTCTCTTCCCTGTTTGACTTGGGCCATTATGTCTTGATCAATAACAATTTTATTATAACCATCTGTATGAGTGCTGCTCGAGGGATATATGTCTATCATCTTGCATCTGCCGGCCCATCTTTTCGTTGTCCGATTTGAATCGTGAATTGTAAATACATCTCCGGGTCTCATGTATGCGCCCTCGACGCCGACAGAGAAGCTTATACTTTCTGTTTCCATGTTCTCAGTAAATAGAGCCCATCTGCCTAACCTTACGGCTTGTCCGCGACTCGTGCATCCGAAAGCTGTCATTTCGGTTTCTCGTATGCCGTGTCTTCTTATGCCATCGACATCTTCTACATACTCTATGGCTGGTTTATAAAAATTAGTTTTATCATTATATCTTATTATTGCTACGGTATGTCTTACTTTTTTACTACTATTAGAATAATTAAAATCTCCGTCTTTTACACTCGCATTAGAAAAAGTATATATTGAGTCTTTCTCAGAATCTTGTATAGTAAAAATTCCCCCAGCAGCAGAATAGGCTATACCCCTAAATATACTAGCCATATCATTAACAACCTTGAAGGCTTCATCTCTAGACTGTATATACAAGTTACAGGTAAATCTTGGTTCTACCGAACCCATGCCGTCGGGAACGAGTACATCACAGTATTTTGCTATTTCGTATAGGCTCCATTTATCGACAAAAGATTCTGGAATATATTTACCAAGACCATATCTACTATTTGTAATTAGGTCATAAAAGCACCATGCTGGGTTATCGGTCCAGTATTTACCTTTGCCCCCATAGGGGCCACTGGTATCTGTGGAAAACTTACCATCCCAGTAATTAGTGTATGTTTTCTTAATGGGGTCGTAGTTGGAAGGAATCTTTACTTTTATCCCCCTCGTATCAAATGCTCTTTGGGGAATACTGCTAAAATATTCTGCACTAAATTTTTGTGACACTATCGCTGAATTCGGATAGGCAAATTTAGAATTATAAACTTCTGTTATACTATCAACGTATGTTTGATTTCTTATGTCCATCGTCTCAGGCTCCGCCGTATTTCTCCATATCTTAATTTCCCAACCTATAAAATCGGGATCCAAGGAGTGAGAGTGCGCGAGGCCAAGGTAGGCGGAGTGAATATATGGACCACTACTTTTTCCGCGGACTTTGAAATCTGCGCCAGAGCTTATAAAGGAGACCTCTTTTCCTGCTGTGGAAAAAAGCGGCCTATATCTTAAGGAACACTCAACGTAACTATCTACTATGTCTCCCATCGACGCGGGGAGTCTGCTTGTTTTAGATAAACTAGTTACTTTAACATTTACATTTATCCTGCTGCAGTCTTTATTAAGAACCCGATAGATTTTTGCGAATTCATCTTGGGCCGCAGCAAGGCGACCGCCTATATAGGTCGGCCCCCTGAGTCTTTCAGATATATTTCTAGTTAAGGAGGTTTCCTCTTTTAGCTTGTCCCTTGTGTCCACCTCGCCATTGGGTTTTCCTTTGCTGACTTTAGCAGTAACTTGTTGAAAGTTGAGGTTATTACTGCTATCCATTACTGGAACCTCATTCCAGTACATCGAACGAAGGAAAGAATATGTTGGGCCAAGAGTTGCTGTATCCCAACCAACATTTCCCTGCGTGCCATTATAAAGGTATTCGCCAGTTACGATACCTTCTATTTGGCCCTCGGACAAAAGGTCTTGGGTTTCTATTTGGCTAACGGAAAAGTAACGGTCACCCGCGGACGAAGTCGCTCCTCTAAAAATTCCTTCTGGTGATTCGGTTGGCATAATAAATTCTTTATGATGTTATTGTTGATCCTGCTTCTGAGGATTTTTTATAATCTATTTCATAAGACGATGCTATAACTTGTGACCCTATTAATAGTCTTCCATAAAGTACGGGGATCGGACCGCCCTCATTTACAGTATTCTGCGGGCCGGAAAATAGATAAGATGATCTTTTGTTTAATTGATTTTGTTCTATATCTCTGAACTCTTCAAATTTCGGCGGGGTTGCCAGCAAGTTGGCTACGCCTTGAAAAATTAAACCTAGGCCAGCCATAAGCAGCATCGGATTGGACGCAAAGCCGAGCAAGCCTAATCCGGCGGCAGCTAAAACAACCCCCATAAAAATAGCAAAGAAAGCATTTTCAAAAAAACTTCCTGCCCCCTCCAATACGGGTACTATGTCTATACTTTTTATATTTTTTTTCTCTATGCAGAGCTCAGATTCCCTTATGGCTTTTGGATCATCTATTGTTAATTCTTTCTCTGTCTTTACTTCTTTTTTATTTACTAGAACTTTATATTTTATATTCTTTTTATCGTTTTCAAGTAGCGTTTTGTAAAGTTTGCGGTCGGAATTCATTTGGATAGCGTGCATAGCTTCTGCAACGCTAGAAACAGCAAGCTTCCATTTTTCCCCAACTGATTCCCCGAGAACCCCATGCAAAGTAACGTCAACTGTTTGGTTCATAATAAATCCTTATGTCTAATTGTATAGTTTATGTATTGCTTGTGTCTGTCTGTTAATCTTTCTATTCTGGAAAGACTATTAAGGGGCTGGTGCAATATAAGATCATCTCCTAAATTTACTGCTATGTGTTGCGACGGTGAATTTTTTTTATACTTAAAAAGATGGCAATCATATTTTTTATATTCGCCCTCCACTTTAGCGAATCCTTCGTCGGTATAATTCTTATCAAATAATTCCTCCAAGTTGTCCCGCCAATTTTCATCTCTAAAATAATCGTTCAATTTTATAGAAAGTTCTTTGTTATAAAAATCTTTCACCAAGTTATAACAGTCCGCTTCGCCAATTTTAAATTCTATTCCAGCGTAAGAATTAAATTCGTAGTCTGGGTCGTATTCTAAAAATGTATCATTCTTCAGGCAATATAAAATATATTTTAATTTATGAGACTCACTATTAAATTTGTCAAATTCTGAGAATACATCAAGGTGGTTCGTGTGAGAGTGGTATGTACCTACGATCTCCCCCTCCGAGGAACCTTTAAGGTAGTCTTCCGGACAAATAGTAAAATTTTCTTTTGGATTCTCGGCCGTATTTCTACACCTTACAACCCGCTCACCCCCCTTCCCATTAGACACAAGCAAACCACAACATTCATATGGAGACGCCTCCAAGGCTTGTTCTTTTATAAAATTTTTATTGCGCTCGTTTAACATATTATCTCTTAGTTATTCCGGGGAAACCCCCAAATGGCAAGTGTCCCTTTAGGGTGCTGCTTTTTTGCCCCTCGGTTCCGTCTCCCCAGCGGAGACTACAACCCTTTAAGCTTTTCGAGCACTGGTCAGGAACCCAGTGTTTTGAATTTGGTGGCGGCTCGTTTGCCGGAACCCCGTCGGATTTTGCGACATAGTAGTAATTGATGTCCTTCACAATAATGAAAACTCCCTTTTTAGCAGGATAAGGAGTATTAGGTTTCCAAAGCTCAATAGTCGCCGAGACGGGGTCATAATTATCTACCGCATCTGAAATAAGTTCGTCTTTCTCGTTAGCTATCGGGGGTGCTTTGGCCGGCAAATCTGCATCTCCATGTATAGAAGATTTTCTAGAGGCATATTCATAACAGCAGCCTTCGCCCCTGTATGTAAATGGACACTTTTTTTGGGAAAGAATTCTTCCCGGCAACTTTACTTCTTCTAGCTCCAGCGCTGACGCTAATTCAAATTCTAGACTAAGTTTATTTTCGCCAGATTTTCTATCTATAAAATATATATCATTAGGAAATTCTGCGTTGGGGTCTGGGTCAAAATCTTTAGGAAGATCAAGTTCACCGACTATCGGAACAAGGGGGTTAAGGGGGTTTTTGTTCGAGTCTACTTTGTAAAAATTTTCCCAATCAATATATTTTAGGAAAGTTCTTTTCCTTATTACTTTCGCGCCGACTAGATCATTTAAATCTCTCATTAAGTCTTTAAAAATAGAAAAACTTTCTACACCTTTTGGGTTTATGGTGAGAGATAGCCTTGGTCTGGGAAGAGTTCCTTTCGATGAAATCTCAAATCCCTCTGCCGAAATCGGGGCCGCTATATATTTAACACCCTGAAACCATATCGCACTTTGCGTTATCTTGACGTTGTTATGAAATCTAAAAACGGTTTGTGGGTTGCTGTTTCTGAAACGGACATTTTTTAAAAGTGTTTCGCTGACGGCAATTTCGGATACATCTATTTCAAATAAATTAATTAAAGATGTAGGTGAAAGCGAAGCGGAATCGCTAACTATCTTTTTTATGGATGTTTTTGCTTCTGATTTTTTCATTATTCAGGGACCTCTTCAAGCTGCATTTTTATACTGTAGTTATCGTAAAAAACATATGAAGAGTCCCAATTCCTACAGACGTATAAAGATGCTCTAGCGTACGGGGGCGGCGGGGTGAAAACAAATGATTCTGTGCCCCCTCGGTGTTCTAGAAAATGTAAAATAGCTGTAGATTCAATTAAGCTTCTATTCTCAAACTTTAAATCTATTATATTTAAATTGTGATTTATGCCGTCCTCTATTCTTTGCTCGTACCCGTCCCCAAAACGAATACTTTTAACTACGGGGGCCTTACTTATATTTAAATTATATGAAGGTTTCCAGAAGAAATGGGGCTTATCTACGCCATTGTGGTTTGTGTGCCCGCCCCAATATTTATTGCTGGTGGCGGAGTTGTTGCAGGGGTCCCAGTTGGTGGCGGGAGTCGTAATGTCAGATATGTTATAATAAAATTTATTACATGAGGGGCGCCAAACTGCAGTGTTTTTGAGATATGGCAAATCCTTATCGCTGCTCTGCCATGTTCTTTTCTCGTATATACTTGCCATAATCCTTTTTCCTTATATACCGTTACACTGATTTTATGGGTTCTATTTTCCAAAAATTATAGATTTAAACGCTGATTTTTCTAGTATTATAGAGAATTTATAAGCTATGAGAACCATCGAAGAAAGACAAGACTTTTTTAAAAAAGTAAACAAGCGTGTTGATTGGGGTACTTCGCAAGATAACGGTTTTTTAGTTATCATGTCTGCTCGCAATGAGGAAGATTTCTTGCCAAAAAATTTTGAAAGTATTGAGTCAGCAATGCGCGGAACAAAATGGACTATGGTTTTTGCTGATGATTATAGTGTAGATGGCACGCTGGCTGTAGCAAAAAAATATAGAGAAAAAAGCCGTGCTGACCATTTCGAAATACTCGCCTTCGACAAAGCTAAGAACGTGGCTACGGCTAAAAATAAAGCAATTAAAAAATCATTAAAATTTTTTGACGAATATCAATCTATATTGCTGCATGATGCCGATGACTTGATGGGCGTGGGCAGGGCTAAGGGCCTATTTCAGGTCGCGCAAAAGACTTATTCCCCTCTTCTGGTTGGGTCATGGGAATACAATCATTCAACCCAGCGAATTGATAAGGGGCAAGCAAAAGTTTAGAGCAATTAACCTTCGGGCCTTGGGCTACGCTCATGCATAAGAATATGATACCCCCAGATGGAGAACTGTTTTACGAAGAGAGAGATATACATGAAGATTTACTCCTTTGGAGGGAATTAGTAAAATGTAAGTTTCTGGCAGCCCCCGTAGACGATATAGTGGCGGCCCACTATAATGCAAGGGTGGGAACAACCTCAAAGCCTCGAGAAAAACAGGATCGTTTCGATGAGTGGGCCAGTTTTAAAAAATTTTTAAAAGATAATGAATTACTAGCTCCATTTGAAACCGAGGGCACGCCGCCAAACAACCCGTCGGGAAACTTTGATTTAGATAAAATTGACCTTCGCCAATTTCTTGATATTCCGGACGGATTTGTAGCCAGAGAAGTGACAGAAGACGACGATTTGATCTCCATATCAGAAATCCAAGAAAAACTATACCAAGAAAATCTATCTCCAGTTCCGGATGATGATTCGAAGGTGTAAATATGTATGGTAAAAGGTAAAAGGCTGAATGTCATACACGAGCTACAGTAATGCTAAGGCAACAATTAATGGAAATACATTTTTTGCGAAAAGTGTAGACCTCTCCTCGAAGACCAGCCTTTCTCCAGTTTATCTATCGGAGGAGAGGAGTAGCTTTTTCAGTAAGGCCACTGACGGGTCTAGGGGTACGTTTTCTATTTCCTATTACATCACCGGATCAGACCCGCTTAAGCCATTCATAGTGAACGAGAAGACTGCTTTAACGGGTAGTTTGGGCGGCATTTATTTTAATGGCGGTTACTTAACTAGCCACAGCATTAACGGCGTACCATTTCAACCAGTTCTGGTTCGTGCGACGATAGATTTTTTCGGTAATCTAAGTGGGGAATTTGCCCCGACTACAGAAAAATTACCAAGCAACAAAATTTTAACTTTTACCGACGTCACAATAAATAAAAGCGGTATCGGGGAAGACGAAATACAAAGCATGAGATACGGGTTTAATTCTGAGATAACACCATTATATTGTGCTGGAGATTCTACCCCATCAGAAATAAGGTTTATAAAAAAACAATCCAATATGGAGATAAATACTTGCGGCATAAGCGGAAATTTACCGTTCGAAGGTCAGGAAACTCAGGCTGCGCTAAATATAAATAATGATACTGGTGTCGCAGAAAAGTATAGCGTGTCGGGACCTTTAGAATCTAGGTTTATATCTGCACAGGCTGGAGCGATAATGAACTCTCAATTAAGTATTTCTCAGAATTTCATAGATGAAAAACCCAGCCTTACATCTGTGACAACGACAGGAAACGCTATGGCGCTTGGCGGGGAGGGGTTTGAGCTTCATGGTTCGAACTTACTAAATACAACAGCGATACAGGTTGGCGACAGGACTGTACAAGAAATTACCGTGTTTGGCGCCAACAAAGTCAGCGGAACTTTGGCCGATGATACAATGCCGGGATTACAAAGAATATATCTGACCACTTATGGTGGTAAAGATAGCTCTATGGATATAACAGTGGGAGACTCTGGGCTATAATGAAAATAATAAATACTACAGGACAAGTCGGTGATATTATTTCCATTTCTGGAAATAACTTGTCTAGGATTAGTAATGTTATATTTTCCGGCGAAGTCCCTGCTTCTTACGAAGAAATTAGATTAGATTTATTAAATACCACGGTCCCTCACAACCCCCAAGCTGGGTATCTAACTGTCATTTCTGAAGAAAGGGAGATAACGGGATATACAGAAAATAAATTTTATCCCAAGCCCCATATAGAAACTTTAAATCCTTCAACTGGTATATCCGGAGAATCATTTTCGGTATCTGGAAATTCTTTATATGCTACGACAGGGGTAGAGGTGAATAGCTTGTCGGCGGATTTTTCAGTTCAATCTAATACTGGGGTTTCTGTAACGGTCCCCTCTGGTAATACATATGGTTTGGTCAAAGTTTATTCAGAATTACCTTCCGAAGCTTCGGGCGAATTAAGCGCTGAAAGTAAAGATAAATTCATACCAGACATAAAAGTGACTGGATTTTCTTCGCCCTCTGGTTGCTCTGGAGAAGGTATAGGTTTAATGGGTAATTATTTCTTTGATGATTTAATGTCTGGGTTCTCAGATTCTAATAATCAATATGAAATAAAATATAATGAAAGCTCACTTACCGGCATCGACCTTCTTATGGGGACTGTCTCCAGAAGCTATAGCATCGGTTCATCTGGGAGTGATAATTTTTACGAGACGCCAACGATAAAATTATATAAAAATCAAACATATTATTTTAATCAAAGTGATACAAGCAATCTGGGGCATCAATTCAGAATAGGTTTGATCCCAGACGGCCCTTGGGGAGACATAGATTCTGGTTGGTATTCTGGAGAGTTCAAGTCAGGGGTGACTTTTTATGATACTCCGGGGTCTGGGAATGAAGCATATACGTCTTTCGAAATACCCAGCGGCGCGCCGGATAAATTATTTTATTATGATCATTTCTATACTGGCGTCGGCGGAACTGGTTATTTTGAAGTTCTAGATTCCACTGGATTTTTAGTAACATTTGAGCCAAGCGGTACTACGGGCTGGTTTCAAAAAGAAAGTGATACTTTATTAACCGGAATAGTTCCTGATTGGGCTGTTAGCGGAAGGGTAAGCATCGCAAAAAATGAAAATATAGAAGGTAATTGGTATAGCTCATCCGATGATAAGTTCCTTGTTCCTTGTTGTCCTCTGGAGTTCGTAGAGGTGCGAACTCAAAATTCATTAAACGTTTGGAAACCTACCGGTCTTTCTGGTGATTATTATGTTGGTGCTGCGCCTGCCACCGGGAGAGCGTCCGACGCTTTGGGCGGACCCACCGCGTTCGCAGTGAAGGCAACATGCTTGGGGAAATTTATTGACCTTATGGTTACGGGCTCTCCGGGCTACAGCCTAAGAGACTTGAATATGGACCAAGGCTCTAGCTATGGTGTTTACGACCCATATAGTCATGGCCCTATATTCACTATTGAAGAACCACAATCTGAAAACGAACAGGGAGAAGTCCAATTTATCCCCCCTGATGGATTTCAAGGCGAGCATGATTTAGTAATGGCCGATTCTGATGGCAATCTCATTAAAGCAAAAAATGCTATAGAGATTGCGAGTGACCCAGAAATAGATACTGACGATTCAAATTGGATCACAGATACAACAATACAAAACGATACTGAATTCTCTATCGTTGGAAAAAATTTATATTATGAACAATTTATAGACGGTAATGATGTTTTGTCTGCCGTTTTTCCATCATCACCACCAGATTATTGTATAAGTTTAAAGTTCCAATTAAAGAATCACACTAGGATAGACAAAGATAATTGGAAGTTAGATTTTATGGCTCTCCCGCCAGATAAAAATATAATTACAGGAATTAAACCGGGCGCAAATAAAATGACGCTTCGGCTTAATAATGGAATAAAAATTATTGATATAAGCGGCTCTTCAAGATATCTGCACGAACCTCGAATAAGCGGGTTCTTGCCGAAAACTGGAGAGTGGGGGGAGAATATTATTATCTCTGGTTCAGAATTTGTTGGCGTCACTGGTATGGCGATAGGGGAAACGACAATAAATGATTTTACTATAGAAAGTGAAACTGGTATTGATTTTGTTATCCCCAATGAAGCGACTACAAACGATATTCATATTTACGGCTCCGGAGGGGGTGTAAGTACTGCAGATACATATGGTAAATATGGAACAGAAGAGCTATCTTATAATGTTTGTACCTTCAAGCATGGATCATGCGAGGAAACTGGGGTAGGGCGTGACGAACATGGCAATTATTATGCGGCGGCTTATACTTTAGACGTGGCAAAGCCTTGGCATGGTACTTATGGCACTCCTATCGAGCCATATAGTGTCGGAGAGCAGTCGGGACATTACAAATTAAGGTTCCACGCAAGAAAAGGGCGGCTAACTAATACTTTATATAGTGGTTATCAAGTAACTGGTAAAGAAGTTTTAGAGGGCCGAGGGTGCTCTTGGATGTGGGCGATCGTTAAAAATGCGCAGGGGTATACAACGGGTGATGCTGTTTACGGTTTGGGAGAGGTGGACACTTGGAGTAATAGCGGCGAATTAAAATTTGGATTTGTCGGCGTAACTGGAGATGTTCTGGCTAGTGGACACTCAAATGGAATGGGCCAAATTTCTGGCCATACTGGGTATATAGATTTCAGAGACTTGCGCTATAACCCAGCGAGAACTTGGAGCCAAACTTGGGGGGCTGATGTAGAAGAAATAGAATATTCCCCTTACGAAATTCCCCTTAGTGGAATAGCCTCTGGAGAGACGTTAAGTCTTTGGATCAGGGGACATTCTGATGCGCCGAATAGCTCGAAGACGAGTCAACTCAACTATGTCACTGGGGTAACTGGCATAGACCTAAGGCTGTCAGAAAGAACTTACTATGAAAATATATATGCACAAGAAGTAGTATTTGAAGATGGCCCTTTGTGCCCCTTGCCGCCGGAAGTAAGAACAGACCATAAGGGCGTAGAGTGGAAAAATGAAAATATCATTCCAAATATAGTTTATATAAGTTGTTTAAATTGGAGCCACGTTTACTCTGGCGATCATTATAATCACTTATCTGATAATTTAGGAAAACTGATAGTAGAAGAACCAAGTATTGCTATCCAAGATTTTAGTCCAAAGTCGGGGCATTATGGGGATGTAATTTCTATATCCGGAAAAAGCTTACACAACGTAACAGATATAATATTTAGCGGGCATCGAGGTGACTCAATTACATTATCTAGGACCTATGATGTACTCGGCGTAAGTGATTTCACAGGAGTGAATACAACCGGAATTGAAACAGCGATACCTAGTGGCGTAGCCCCCTACCAAACGTTTTCTGTTGCACAAAAATCAGGAGCATCTATAATACAGTCTTCGACTTCGGAGGACATCCTGAAAATTATAGACACTGGGATTGTATTTTTAGGCTATCCATTATCTGGAGAGCACGGAAAAGATATCCTTATATCTGGAACTCATTTAGAAAATGTAGATTTTTATTTCCAAGGCTTCACTACTGGTGAAGAAAATAATTATGTACGTTCGCTTAATACCACTTTGACAAATAAAACTGGTGCTTATATATCTGTCCCTAAGGAAATTCAAGCTGGTAATCTTTATGTAAGCGGGGACGATTTATTTAAAGTCTCTGATCAATTTTTTGTTCCCATTCCCTCAATTAGTGGAATAGAAAAAACCAAATATTATGTAGGAGATACATTTAGGCTAACGGGCATAAATGCGACCAACGCCGCATCTGTGCTCGCAATCAGTGGCATATCTTCAAGGACTAATAAAAATACACTAGAAATAATTTCAAATAGTTCTGCATATGTGCCTAGCGGCGAAAGGACTTATTATAATGGGTATGGTTCCAATATTTTTGACATAACTGGAGACATGCCGGACAGCCTCAAAACTGGACAGTCAATAATTACGGGGGTTATTAATTCATCTTTTGCGGGAACTGGACAAGTCTTTTTAATATCTAAAGATTTAATTCCAGAGAACACCCCAACTTTTTTGCCAAGTGCTGAGTACCCTAACACTACCACGAGCCCCAATGTTATAAGGGACTATGTGGGCTCTGCTCAAGCCGGCGTCAAGGCAAATTTAGTATTTTTGGGGCCCTCGATAGAGATAAGTGGAAGAGAACCAATTGTCTCCGGAATATATCCAGAGCAGGGCCGTACAAATACCGCAATAACTATATCTGGTAGAAACTTTTTAGGTGCAACGGGCGTAAAATTTCAAGACGCGGCCGCAGGAAAAGAATGTATTGTGACTGATTTTATAAGCGGTATAAGACTGGCTGACCTTTACGGTGATCCAATATATGACCAAGTTCATTTAATCGACATATACCCATGCGATTGGGGATCACCTACTGGGGAAATTTTAATAATGGATCATAACTATAATGGGTAATAATTTTTCATTTGAAGAGAAAATATACATCTCTGGTTTTGAACCAGTAGAGGGTTTAACTGGTAGTGCCTTTGCGATAAGCGGTAGTGGGGTGCATTCAGCTACGAGTTTATGGTTTGTAGATGCTTTCGACGGCCATATGCCCGTACCTTTCGAGGTCGGCAGCGATGGGCGAGCAACTGGGACTGTCCCCAATGTGAGAATTTACGATGATGACCTTAAGGTAAAAATAGCAAATACAAGCTCCTCGACAGAAAAATGCTGCTTTAATATAAGGCAATCGGATTGTAATTTTTATTGTGACGTAGACATAACGGGTTCTTTAACAGTCGGCGGGGTGGACGCCAACCCCCTCGTTACCGGGTTTTTAGCAATTGACGAAAATGGGCTGGTACATAAAAGGCAGGGTCTAGAATATGAGACAGGTATTAATACATCATTCTTCGCCCACATGAATGGAAGCGATCAAACTGTTGATCCTTCTACCACATCTATTATAGAGTTTGACAATACTGATTGGAACAAAGAAGAACATTATGATACATCAAATTACAGATTTAAGTTAGAGAGTGACGGTAATTACCTTATTGACTCTAAGGCTGCATTAACAATTCACTCCAGTAGTTGGCAATTCTATTATTTGGAACTCACGAAAAATGGTAGCGATACCATTGAGTCCTGCCCTTTTGATAATAATTCCTATGCGGCCAACGAGGCCTCTATAACGAGAATTGTTTCTGGTCTTAGCGGAGATTATTTTGATATGAGGCTTGATAATACAGACCCAAGCATACCAATTACCTTAGAGGGCGACAAGAAAAAAACATATTTTGCTGCAAACATAATGGGTCGTGGTGGGGCAGGGCCAGCAGGACCGCAAGGAATTCAGGGCGTTCAGGGCGTGCAGGGTATTCAGGGGCCTTCGGGCGAAGCGGGGCCTTCGGGGGAACAGGGTATTCAAGGTAGTCAGGGCGATCAAGGCGATCAGGGAATTCAAGGTGTCCAAGGTATCCAAGGTATTCAGGGACCAACGGGTGAGGTCGGCATGAACTGGAGCGGGAAGTGGAGCCCAACTATTAAATACTATCACAGTGATGGTGTTTACAATAGTGGTAATTCTTATTTTAGTCTTGCGTCGGACAATACGAATAATCCCCCGTCTGGTGTAAACGATAATTATTGGAGTGTTCTTTCCAGCGGCGCAGAGGGGCTTCAGGGCACTCCGGGCGATACTGGGCCAAGCGGAGAAAGAGGGCCTCGAGGTTTTTCTAATGGCGCGGCAATTCAGGGGGTGTATGCACAATGGGATACTGAATATGCAACGACATCTAGATTTTCAGACTCCCCCACAAGTACACAGGGCATAGAGGTTGCTTCTGCCACTATCTACCCAACCAATCCCGGTCACCTTTTGGCTATGGAAATTGACTTAAGTTTTTCAGCTACAGACTATACGGAAATCATGGCTTGCCTGTTCAAGGACGACGAAACCACTCCGCGTAAAGCTTGGCTGGGTCATGTTTATAGCCAAAATATGGGGGCAACGTTAAGATTAAAGTATACGGCTGCAGCGTCAAACACCTTGGGCCAAACTTGGAAGCTTCGAATAGGGGGCCGATCGAATTCGGAGCAGCGGGGGACAGTTTATCTAAATAGAACGAAAAGTAGTTCAAACCTTTTCGGCGATGCAGCGACCTCCTCTATAACAATATATGAATTATACCCAGAGCAAGGACCATAATGGACATAGCAAAAATACTAGAATTAAATTACGCAGACTGTGAGTGGAGCCTAGCTGGCAATTCATATGTGGGTCTCGTGTGGCAGGATCAAGGGGTCGCAAAACCTAATGAATCAGAATTGCAAGAAACATGGGATAGTCAAGAATTTCAAGGCAAGTTAAATAATGAAGAAGTCTTAGAAAACAGAAGAAGAAGTATTCTTTCTGAATGGCCCACCCACAAACAATTTGAAGCCCTTACGGAGGCGCAAATGGGTAGGCCTGAGAAACTCGATGAATTAATAAATTATATTAAATTTGTTAAGGAAGATAATCCTAAAATTTAGATTTAAGTTTTTTGAGTCTTTGTATTAGTTCAAAAATTTTAACATTAGATATGTCTGATATTTCTTTTATACTTTCTGACCCCTCGAACTTCTCTTCCTTCAGCCTTTGTTTAATATTGTCGAACGAAATTCCTTTTTCCTTCATAACGCTTTGAAGTAATGACTTGGGGTCTGTGCCGCCGTTGTCAGGATCAGTAGAGGTGGGCCTAGTTGTCTTGGCGCTAGGGGCCATCTCGTCTTTTGCGACTATATGAATTTTTAAAAAGTTGCGGACGCAGCGGACGAAAGCTCTGTTCTCAGCA